CAAAAAATAAAACCCCATCCTCAAAAATTACAATACAATCCGCCCATCATCAGGAGCGCTTTTTCCTCCATGTCTTACCAGACCACCATCGATTTCAACATCCCGATTGCGGATTTCTCACCCACGTTCGAGTCCCTTGAGGCCCGGGTGGCTGCAGCCATGGCTGCGATCGTGGACACTGACAGCCTGCCAGACCCTGCAGACGTCACCGAAGAAGACAAAGACACGGCCCGGGCCATCTTTTCTGGCCACCAGCTGGCCTCCGACCAAGACCTTTCCTCCCCACCGGTGGTTGTGTACCTGCAATCGCTCCTGAACGAGTACGACAAGGTCGTGATCAAGTCGGCCGCGCAGCTGCGCACCTTCGTCACCAACAAGCTCATCGCGGAAACGGCCAATGCCGACCCCCGCATCCGCCTGAAATCACTCGAACTGCTGGGCAAAGTGTCCGACGTGGGGCTGTTCACGGACAAAACCGAGATCACGATGCGCCACAAACCCACCGAAGAGCTCGAGCAGCTGCTGCGCGAGCGCCTGACCCGGGTCATCGAGGCCGAAGCGACGCCAACTGTGCGCCCACCCATTGCCGACATCTCCGTTGACGACGTGGAAACCCACTAAAAATGCAGCTCACCCCCGAAATCGTCGAAAAACTGGTGAAAAACATGCCTCACGAGGAGGCTGCCGAGCTTTTGGCCATGTTTGACGAGCTCGAGGACCGGAAATTGGTGCAGGCGGCGCAAAATGACTTCTTGGCGTTCATCGCTGCGGTCGATAAGGCCTACAAATTCGGTGCCCACCTCAAAAGGCTGGGCCACCTCCTCATGGATGTGGAGGAGAACATCAAAAACCGCATTGCCGTGAGCATGGCACCGCGTATGGGCAAGTCCCAGATGATCTCCATCTACTACCCCGCTTGGTATCTCGGCCGGCACCCGGATCACAAGGTCATCGTGGCGTCTCACACCTCCGATCTGGCGGTGGTGATGGCGCGAAAGGTGCGAAACCTGATCCACTCGCCTGCCTACGCCCGGATTTTCCCGGACACCAAGATCGCATCAGATGCCAAAGCCGCGGCCCAGTGGAACACCACTGCCGGCGGTGAGTATTTTGCGATCGGTGTTGGCGGCGCGTTGGCCGGCCGAGGTGCCCACCTGATCATTGCCGACGATCCGCTGTCGGAGCAGGACATCAAGGCGGGCAACACCAACTCACTGGACACCGTGTATGAGTGGTTCAGCGCCGGTCTGCGCACTCGCTTGATGCCGGACGGGAAAATCTGCGTGCTGCACACGCGCTGGCACCAGCGGGACCTGATCGGCCGGCTGCTCAAAGACAGCGCCATGAACGAGGGCGGCGACAAGTACGAGGCGTTCGAATTCCCTGCCATCCTGAACGAGGGCACCGAGAACGAGAAATCGATCTGGCCAGAGCAGTGGACGCTTGAATCGCTCCAACAAACACGGGCGTCCATGCACCACATCATGTGGCAGTGGTATGCCCAGTACCAGCAGAACCCAACGGCTGCCGAAGCTGCCATCATCAAGCGCGACTGGATCAAGTGGTGGAAAAAAGACGCGCCACCGCCATGCGACTTCATCGTGCAGGCGTTCGATACGGCGCTCACCACCAAGGAGCGATCGGACTTTTCGGTGTGCCACACGTGGGGAGTCTGGTACAGCGAGGAGGACGGCACCATGAACGCCATCCTGCTGAACAAGGTCAAGGGCAAGTACGAGTTCCCCGAGCTCAAGACCATGGCCCACGAGCAGTACACCGAGTGGCAGCCCGACAGCGTGATCGTGGAGGCCAAGGCCAGCGGCCAGCCGCTGATCGATGAGATGCGCCGATCGGGCATCTTCGTGCAGGACTTCAGCCCGGGCAAAGGCCAAGACAAGATCGCACGCCTGAACGCGGTGGCGGACATGTACGCCTCGGGGCATGTGTGGTTCCCAGAAACCAGCTGGGCCTCCCAGACGGTCGAAGAGATTTTGGCGTTCCCTGCCGGTGAGCACGACGACGAGGTGGACGCCATGACGCTGGCGCTGCAGCGCATCCGCAAAGGTGGCCTGTTGCAGCTTCGCACGGACCACGAGGATAATGACGTCTTCCACCGGGCCCGCCGGGCAGCGTACTACTGAAGGATTTTCCCATGGCATCGAACAGCATCACTCCATCCCTGTCCCAAGCGCCGCGCGGGCTGGACGCCCTTGAGGGGGTTACCCCCGATGACACCCCAGCCATCGAGATCGAAATCGAAGACCCCGAAGCGGTCAAGGTTGGCATCGACGGCATGGAGATCGACATGCTGGAGGTTGATGCCAAGGAGGGCTTCAGCGACAACTTGGCCGAGTACATGGACGAAGGCGAGCTGTCCACGCTGGCCGGTGAGCTGCTTGAGCTGGTAGACGCCGACATCACGTCCCGCCGGGACTGGGTGGACATGTACGTGCGCGGCCTCGAGGTGCTGGGCATGAAGTACGAAGAGCGTACGGAGCCATGGGAAGGTGCCTGCGGCGTCTACTCCACGGTGCTGACCGAAGCGGCCATCCGCTTCCAGAGCGAGACGATCATCGAGACGTTCCCCGCGGCCGGCCCAGTCAAGACCGAAATCATCGGTGCGATCGACAAGCTCAAGGAAGAAGCGGCCGAGCGCGTGCGCGAAGACATGAACTACAAGCTGACCGAGGAGATGCCCGAGTATCGCCCCGAGCACGAGCGCATGCTGTACAACTTGGGCTTGGCCGGTGCCGCGTTCAAGAAGGTCTACAAAGACCCAGCCCTCGGCCGTCAGACCGCAGTGTTCATCGGCGCTGAAGACCTGATCATCCCCTACGGCGCGTCCAGCGCCCGCACAGCCGAGCGCGTCACCCACACGATGCGCAAGACCAAGAACGACATCCGCAAACTGCAGGTGGCCGGGTTCTACCGCGACATCGAGTTGGGTGACCCAGTCACGTTTCACACCGACATCGAGAAGAAAAAGGCCGAAGACCAAGGGTATACCCTGACGGACGACGACCGCTACCAGATTCTGGAAATCTGCGTGGACTGGGACATGCCCGGCTACGAGGACGAGGACGGCATCGCCCGCCCATACGTGGTCACCATCGACCGCTCCACACAGAAGGTGCTGGCCGTCTACCGCAACTGGGACGAGGACGACGAGCTCAAACTCAAGAACCAGCACTTCGTGCAGTACACCTACGTGCCCGGGTTCGGTGTGTATGGCCTTGGCCTGATCCACATCATCGGTGGCTACGCCCGCGCGGGCACCTCGATCATCCGCCAGCTGGTGGACGCCGGCACGCTGAGCAACCTGCCCGGCGGCTTGAAGGCCCGGGGCCTGCGCATCAAAGGCGACGACACCCCGATCGCCCCCGGTGAGTTCCGTGACGTGGACATTGCCAGCGGTTCGGTGCGCGACAACATCATGCCGCTGCCGTACAAGGAGCCAAGCCAAGTCCTGATGGCGCTGCTGAACCAGATCACCGACGAAGCCCGTCGTCTGGGCTCGGTGGCGGACATGAACATCAGCGACATGAGCGCCAACGCGCCGGTCGGCACCACACTGGCACTGCTGGAGCGCCAGCTCAAGACCATGTCGGCCGTGCAGGCGCGGGTCCACTACAGCATGAAGGAGGAGTTCAAGCTCCTCAAGCGCATCATCCGGGACAACACCCCCGGCACCTACGAATACGTGCCCACTGGCGGCAACCCCAAGGCGAAGAAGGCCGACTACGACATGGTGGAAGTGATTCCCGTGTCGGACCCCAACAGCTCGACCATGGCCCAGCGGATCATGCAGTACCAAGCGGCCATCCAGTTGGCCCAAGGTGCTCCGCAGATTTACGACCTGCCACAGCTGCACCGCCAGATGTTGGAAGTGCTGGGCATCAAGAACGCCGAGAAGCTGGTGCCCACCGAGGACGACCAGAAGCCGCGCGACCCCGTGTCGGAGAACATGGGCCTGCTCACCGGCAAGCCCACCAAGGCGTTCCTGTTCCAAGACCACGACGCGCACATCGCCGTCCACATGTCCATGCTGCAGGACCCCAAGGTGATGGGCCAGATGGGTCAGAACCCACAGGCGCAGCAGATGCAGGCAGCCATCATGGCCCACATTGCCGAGCACGTCGCGTTCCAGTACCGCTCGCAGCTCCAAGAGCGCCTTGGTGCCACGCTGCCAGAGCCAGATGCCGAGATTCCGAAAGAGCTCGAGGTCCAGCTGTCGCGCGTCGTCGCGCAGGCCGCGGCGCAGCTGCTCAAGATTCACCAAGGCGAGGCCGCTCAGGCCCAAGCCCAGCAGCAGGCCCAAGACCCGATCATCCAGATGCAACAGGCCGAGCTGCAGATCAAGAAGCAGGAAGCCGACATCAAGGCGCTCAAGGTCAAAGGGGACCTGCAGATCAAAGCGGAAGAGCTGGCGCTCAAGGCGCAAGACAGCGCCGCCGCGCGAGGCGAAGACCCAGCCATGGCTGCCGCGCGGCTCCAGCAGGAGATTGCCCAAGCCCAAGAGCTGCACGCACTGGAGATGGCGGCAAAGCAGGCTGAGCTGCAGCAAGCCCAAGCCCAGCAGCAGCAGGCCATGATGCAGCAGCAACAAGCGCATGCCCAGAAGATGGCCCACGGCGGCGAGATTCATAGCCATAAGCTGGCCCAGTCGCACCAGACACACCACCAGAAGCTGACCCACGCCGAGATGCAAGCTGAACTCGCGGCGCAGCAAGCCCGGAACCAACCCAAGCCGACTGCGAAACCGTCGGGTAGCAAAGGAGAGTGATGAGCACTACAGTGATGGACCTCCTTCAGCGCAAGTTGAAGGAGCAAGAAGAAAGTCATGTTCAAGCTTTGGCGGGGGGCGCGGTCGCGGACTACGCTGCCTACCGAGAGTTGTGCGGAGTGATCCGAGGTCTGCAGACCGCACAACGTGAAGTTGCCGACCTCGTGCGTAGATTGAAAGACGAAGACAATGACTGAATTTGACGTTTCGGCAGTTGACCTGTCGGGGGTGCTCGGCAAAACGGCCGAGGAAAAAGCCAAGCAGATTCCCGACCCAGCGACGTTCCACTTGCTCTGCATGCTGCCCAAGGCAGAAGAAGAGTTCAGTGAAACCGGCATCCTGAAGTCCGCCACGGCCATGCACCACGAGGAGCTTCTGTCCCCCGTGCTGTTTGTGGTCAAGATGGGCCCGGATGCGTACAAGGACGAGAAGCGATTCCCGAGCGGCGCAAGCTGCAAGGTGGGCGATTTCGTTCTGGTCCGCCCCAACACAGGCACCCGAATGAAGATTCACGGCACCGAATGGCGCTTGATCAACGACGACTCTGTCGAGGCCGTTGTGCAAGACCCACGCGGCATCCAGCGCCCCAACTGAGGAGTTCACCATGGAAAAAACTGAATTCGAGTTCCCTGACGAGGTCGAGGAAAAGAACCCCCGCACGGGCGGCAAAGTGGTTGAGCCTGAGACGGACATCGAAGTTGTCGATGACACCCCCGAGCAGGACCGCGGCCGCAAGCCCATGGACGAGCCTCCCAAGGACGTGACCGACGAAGAGCTGGCCAAGTACGACGAGAGCGTGCAAAAGCGGATCAAGCACTTCACCAAGGGTTACCACGAAGAGCGCCGGGCCAAAGAAGCCGCCGAGCGCCAGCGTGAAGAAGCCTTGGCGTTTGCGCAAAAGGTGGCCGAAGAGAACAAGAAGCTCAAGGGCTCGCTGTCCCAAGGCCAGAACGCGCTGCTCGAACAGGCCAAGAAAAACGTCGCGCACGAGCTCGATCAGGCCAAGGCCAAGTACAAAGCTGCGTACGAGTCTGGTGACTCTGACGCGCTGGTGGAGGCCCAAGAAGCGCTCACAAGCGTGAAAATGAGGGCAGAACGGGTGAATAATTTCAAACCCGCACCTGTACAAGAAGAAAAATATGAGGTACAAACTACCTCACAAGCTACTCAGGCCCCGAAAGTGGACCCTGAACTGGCGAGCTGGCAGGAACGCAACTCGTGGTTTGGGCCCAACAAGCGGATGACAGCGTACGCGCTGGGAGTCCACGAGGACCTGATTGGCGAAGGAATTCCTGCAGGCAGCAAAGAATACTACCGTCGTATCGATGCTGAAATGCAGGAGCGCTTTTCGGACGTGTTTGGGTCCGACAAGACGGGGGATGCGCAAACTTCTCCGGCCAAAAAGACAAACGTCGTCGCTCCCGCAACTCGCAGCGCTGCGCCTCGCAAGGTCGTGCTGACGAAGTCGCAGGTCGAAATCGCCAAGCGGCTTGGTGTTCCTCTGGAACTCTATGCACGTAAGGTTGCGGAAGAAATGAGGAAATGAACATGGAACAGACT